TCACTGCTGGTGCCCTTGCTGTCACTGGTGCTTCACTTCTATTCAAGGGTGCAACTGCTGGAAGCTTACGTGTAACTGGAGAATCAATTCTTGACGGTGCTGTAACTGCCGGTGCTCTTGCTGTTACTGGTGCCAGTTTACTATTCAAGGGTGCAACTGCCGGGTCATTAAATGTTACTGGTGAATCTTGGTTACAGGGTGCAGTTACTGCAGGTGCTCTTGCTGTTACTGGCGCGTCATTATTAAGACAAGGTGCTACAGCTGGATCTATTAATGTTACTGGTGAATCATTACTACAAGGAGCTGTCACAGCTGGTGCTCTTGCTGTTACAGGTGCATCTTTCTTAAGACAAGGTGCTTCAGCTGGTTCTCTAAATGTTACAGGTGAATCTTGGTTACAGGGTGCTGTTACTGCAGGTGCTCTTGCTGTTACTGGTGCTTCACTTCTATTCAAGGGTGCAACTGCTGGAAGCTTACGTGTAACTGGAGAATCAATTCTTGATGGTGCTGTCACTGCTGGTGCCCTTGCTGTCACTGGTGCTTCACTTCTATTCAAGGGTGCAACTGCTGGAAGCTTACGTGTAACTGGAGAATCAATTCTTGACGGTGCTGTCACTGCCGGTGCTCTTGCTGTTACTGGAGAATCAATTCTTGATGGCGCCGTTACTACTGGAGCTCTTGCTGTTACTGGTGCAAGTTTACTATTCAAGGGTGCAACTGCTGGAAGCTTATATGTAACTGGTGCATCTATAATGGATATTGGTTTAACATCTGGTTCATTAAATGTAACTGGTGCTTCTACCTTACATGTTGGATTAACCGCTGGTTCTCTTAATGTTACTGGAGGAGTTACTTTCTCAAGTACAGAAAATGCTACAAACGGTACATCTGGTGGTGCATTAACTATTTTCGGTGGTGCATCTATTGTTAAATCATTATACGCTAATACAGTAAATATTACACCAAATCTTGGTGATATTTCAGCTGAAAAATCATTCTCTGCTCTCAACGGAGTGACTGCTGGGTCTAATATTACAGACTTTACTTTTAATAGCGCGATTGTTCGTTCATTCAATGCATTAGCGTCCGTAACAGTTGTTCGTTCAACTGGTGGTAACTTGTATGCCAATTATGAAATCAAGGGTCTTCAAAAGAACAATGATTGGATCATTAATACAGCGTATATTGGAGATGAAACTGGTATCACATTTGATATCTCATCAACTGGTCAAATTGAATATACAAGCTTGAATCTATTGAATTGGACATCTACAACTATTAAATTTAGAGCATTAACAACTAATGTCTAAAGTTTAATATTTTTCTAAATTTTTTGTATTATTTTAAATACAAAAAATTTGACATATTATTATAATAAATTAACACTATTAAATACATTATTTAATGCATTTATTTCATCGTCGTTTAATGTTTTTTCAGGATATTCTATTTTAAATGTTATATATAAATCTCCTTTTTTTTGTTTATTTCCATTTTCCTCGCCATTTAAACCTTTCTCATAAATTATATATTGTTTTTGCGGATTGATTATACCAAATATTTTAGTGTTTAAATTTAACATTTCGTCAAAATGTTTTATTTGTATAGTTTTTCCAATAATAGATTCCTTTAACGTAATTTTACATTCGTATATTAAATTTAAATCACGACGTTGAAATGTTTCGTGGGGTTTTATATTTATTGTAATTACTAAATCACCAGATACTTCATTTTCACGTACAGCTTGTTCACCCCATTCTTTAAATATATATTGTCTATTTGGTTCAACACCTTTTGGTATCTTTAACTCAAATATTTTTTCTTCTGTTATTTTACCATTTATACAATCGCATTCTTTTTGTGTATATTCTTTACCACAACCTCTACATTTATTACAAATTTGACTCGTATTTTGTATAAACATACCCATTTGAATAGTTCTATTAATCTGTCCTATTCCATTGCATTCGTTACAATTAACATAACATTTTTTACATATATATTCTCTTTTAACTTTTATTTTTTTGTTTAATCCAAAATGCACGTCTTGTAAAGTTATATCACAATTATAAAAATGATTTGATTTTCTGACAATTTGATTTGTGCGACTATGGTTGTTATGCATATTAAAAAAGAATTCGAAATTATTTATATTTGGACCTTGTCTGTTATTATCATACTCTCTTTTTTTATCATCCTTTCCTAAAATATCATATGCTTCTTGTATTTCCTGAAATCTTTCTTTTTTACCACCTTTGTCTGGATGATTTTCAATTGCTAATTTTCTAAATGCTTGTTTAATTTCAGCGTTTGATGCATTTTTATCAACTCCTAAAATTTCATAGTAATCTTTCATTTATATTTAAATTAACATAAATTTAAATAAAATTAATGCTATATTTTTCTTCATTTTGTTATTTTTTTATTTTGTTTATTTTTTATTCAGTTGTAGTAATTGCTCTAAATTTGATTTTAGTTGACATCCAATCTGTATAATTGGAACTTGTATAGTAAATTTGACCACTAACATTATCTATAGTAAATGCAACACCTGTATTATCTCCAACTGAATTTGTATAAATTACCCATCCAGTTGATTTCTTTAATCCCTTGATTTCAAATAAAGCATCGTAAATATCTAATAATGTATTTACCGTAATTGTTGCCATACTTGTAAATGCTTTTGTTTCAATATGAGAAAATATAAATCCTGTAATTGGCGCAGGAATAATTTGATTATTATTCGCATTAAAACTTTTTTCTGCACAAATATCATCTATGTTTGGTGTAATATCTTTTTCTTTTACAACTAATTTTTGACCAACTAACAATTCTTTATTTACAGACATTCCACCATAACTTGTCAATGAACCACCTGCTGTTAAACTAATCGCCGCACTTGTAGAATTTAATATAATACTAGAACCATTTGCTAATATTAATTGATTATTATTATATATAAAATCAGACGTTCCTATGACTGGATCTATTCCATTTCCACGTAATACAGCGTGTGGTGATAAATAACTTGATCCTGTACCACCTTTGTTTACTTGTAATGGTTTTAATGATGCTAATGGTGCATTTTTTATAAATCTAATATTTGCAATAGTTGCATTGCTATTTGTATATGTAAGATATCCTGTACCACCACTTGCAGAATATATATAAAATCTTACACCTGTATAATCACCTACATATCTTGTATTTATATTCCATACGCCTTCACATACAACACCTCTTATTTCAAATAATGCATATTTATTTAATGCAGGTACATTTACAAATACTGAAATTTGAAAATATGTATCTGTATTTGGAAATGCAAGTTTTTCATCATCTATAATTGTTGGATCTGACACATTTGGATCTAATATAAATTCTTGTTGCGATGTTTGTATCTTAATTTGCTGCACTCTAATATTATAATCACTTGCTGCATTTAAATTTCTATAATTAATAATACCTTTTGGTATAGGTGTAGATTCGTTTTCTATACTAAAATGAACACCTGTTACATTTCCTGTTGCTTGCGTATTCATAACCCATTCATTTCCTTTTAATACACAATTTGACAAATATAAACCATATTTATTATCTGTTTCACTTGATATATAAATGATTAGTTTAACAGAATCTATTTCAGAATTTACAAATTCTAAGTCGTTGATTCTAGTGTCAGACACTTGATTTGCATTTAATCCTAAATTTAATTGTTCGTCAGATGCATCAGTCTTTACTTGTGTCATTGTTCTAAATCTTATATATGATGTTCCTTCTTCATTTTCATTTGTATATTGCATTATACCATAGCCGTCTTCTTCTCTTATATTAAAACTAATACTAGTTTGTTGACCTGTGAATATAGTAGAAATACTCCAATATGATCCACAATTAATACCATGAATTGTATATAATGCACATTCATTTCCATCTATTTCTATATAAATATTTGATATAAAAGCCTTAACCGTATCTGGAAATTTAAATCCTGGAATGTCCTGTGGCTCTAAAACATTATTATCTAATGTAAAAGTATTTTCGATTCTATCATCATTAACTGAACTCGTAAGATCAATTCTCTTTATTTCCTCATCTACATATCTTTTATTCACCGCATCAAAATCAATAACAGGATCTGCAACATTTCTTATATTTTTTAAATTAACATCCAATTCTCCACCTATAAAAACATCTTTCATAAAACTTGCACCACCATAACTTGTTAATGTTCCGCCATCAGTTAAACTTGTTGCAGTTTCTGTATTTTTTAATATAATACTTGATTCATTTCCTAAAATTAATTCCTTATTTTTATATATGAAATCTTCTGTTGCAATAATTGGATTCGTTCCGTCACCACGTAATACACCGTATGGTAAAAGAAAATCTGTTCCAGTACCACCTTTATTTACAGGCAATGGTTCAAATGTTATAGGTGCAAGTTTTGTATATCTTATATATGCATTATTAGAACTACTATTAGTATATTGTAATTTACCATTGTCACCAACGTTTTTTATATAAAACTTTACACCAAGATAATCCCCTATAAATCTTGAATTAATACGCCATTCGCTATTAGAAACAATACCCTGTATTTCATATAAGGCATATTTATTATCTATTGTATTAAATGCATAAACAGTTAATTGGAATGAATTGTCACTTAATGGATATGTTAAATCAACAGTATTTATGTCTGTTTGAATTGACGTATTCGCATTCAATGTTATTGTATTTTGTGATTTTAAAATTTGTGTTTGTTTAATTCTTACAGTGTAATCAATGTCAACATTATTGTTTAAATAATAAATTCTTGCAGAAGTAATGTCTGAGACAATACTAAATGTAATGTCAGAACTTGCATTATTGCCATTATCAATTGCATATGATGATAATTGCCAATTTCCATTTTGTTGTACGCAATTTAACAAAAATAAAGCACAATCATCTGCATTTTCACTTGATAAATATAACGAGATTTTTACAGAATCTATGTCTGCATTTAAATATGTAAGTTCTGGTATATCTAATAATAATGGAGTATTACTATTTAGTAATGTATAGTTATATTGCAAAGACGATGACATGTCATCTATTCTTGTGATTGTTCTAAATTTAATTGACGTAATACCAGATGTATTTTCATTTGTATATTGAAGAATTCCTTGTGTTCCAGCTTTTCTAATAAAAAAGTGAACACCAGTTGGCTCACCTACAAAACTTGAATTTAAAACCCATTTAGATCCACAATTTATTCCATATAATGTAAAAATAGAAGATTCTATGTTGTTGTGTTTAACATAAACAGTTGAAATAAATGCTTTTACAGTTGATGTATAGTAAAAATTTGGAATATCTTCTGGAATAGTTACATTTTGATTTAATGTAAATGTATTACCACCGACATTTAAACTAATACTTCCAATCAAATCATCTACATATGCTTTATTAACAGCATCATATGCTTCAATCGGATCAGCTACACTTTTTATGTTTTTTAAATTTACATCCAATTCTCCTCCTATATATACATCTTTCTGAAAACTTGCTCCACCAAGTGTAGTAAATGTACCTCCTGTACCTAATCCTGTTGCATTTTCTGTATTTTGAATTAAAAAACTGGCTGATGTATTTAATGTTAATAAATTACCATTGTATGTAAACGATGGAAAACTCGCAAGTGTTCCTTCTGTTGTAGTACCAACTACAATTTCATTTGCACCAAGTGATCCTAATAAATTACCATATGTTTTACTATCTACATAATTTTTTGTTGCAGCATCTGTTAAATTTGTAGGTTCTGCTAACCCAGTAATAATGTTATTATCTAATACAATTTTACCACCTATATAAATGTCTTTTGCAAAACTTGCCCCACCAAGAGCTGTAAATGTACCACCAGTTCCTAATCCTATTGCATTTTCTGTATTTTTAATTAAAAAACTTGCAGATGTATTCAATATTAATAAATTACCATCGTATGTAAATGATGGAAAACTTGTAAGAGCTCCTGAAGTACTTGTTCCCACAACTAATTCATTTACACCAATTGATCCTAATAAATTACCATATGTTTTACTATCTACATAATTTTTTGTTGCAGCATCTGTTAAATTTGTTGGTTCTGCTAAACCTGTAATAATGTTATTGTCTAATGTAATTTTACCACCTATATAAACGTCTTTTCCAAAACTTGCCCCACCAAGTGTTGTAAATGTACCACCTGTACCTATTCCAGTTGCATTTTCTGTATTTTTAATTAAAAAACTTGCAGATGAATTTAATGTTAATAAATTGCCATCAAATGTAAAACTCGGATATCCACGAATTTCATCTCCTACAGATGCTGCAATAATTACTTGACCAGTAGTAAATGACCCTTGTAATTTTCTATCATCAACATATTTTTTTGTTGCAGCATCTTGATTATCAACTGGATCAGACACATTTTTAATAAAATTTGTATTCAAATTTAAATTATTGCCTAATTGTAATTCTTTTTGTATAACAACACCACCACTAACATACAATGCACCAATTGTTGAATTAATACTAGGTGCATTTGTAGAATTACTGATAATAAAAGGCGTATTTAAATTTAATTTTGTTTCATCAAAAGTAAAAAGTGAAGAACCCTTAATTACATCTCCATTATCACTATCACCAAATATAATTTCATATTTTCTAAAATCACCAGAAACCTTTGATGCAACTGAATCAACATAATCTTTATTCACGGCATCATTTCCATTTATAGGTAATGGTACGTTGATTATATAATTATCATTCATGTTTATTAAACCCCCTATTTCTAAATTTTTTTTGATAGATACACCACCAGCAACCGTCAAAGCACCACCTGAAGTTATACTTGTAGCATTTGTTGTATTTTTAATAGACATACCACCAGATAATAAAAAACTCGCAGTTGTAGCATTGATACTAGGTCCTGTATATGGCACATTTATTTGTTCATTTTTAAATATTACATTTTTGAGATCGATTCCATTGTTAATATTATATTCGCGAATAGTATCAATATATAAAGTACCTGATCCTTCAATAGATCCATCACCCTGTAATATAGGGATTTCTGATGGGATCAATGAAAGATTGCCTTTAATAAGAAATCCTTCTAGATTTTGCCCGAATCCAGTGTCCATTCTTTAGATTATATATCAATCTAACACTTATCGTTCTAAAATATTTTTAATATCGTTTTTTAACGACTAAAGTTTGAATGATCTCTCTATAAGTAATAAAAAACATATATTTAAATAAATTTTTTATTAATTAATAAAATTTTTATAAAATAATTAACTTTTATAACACTTTATTTTTGTATTTATTATTATTTTTTGTATGATTATTTTTTATATATAATAGATATAAATGAGTTTTAAAATTTCAAATCGCACAGTTGTATTAATATTAATATTTATATTAGTAGGGGGTTTAACTATATATTTTACATATAAACAAAAACAATCAGAATATTTAACAAATATTTCAGAAACTGATCAACAAGTAATTGATAGTTTATATGATTTTTATATGAATAATACAGCAACTGATTATATTACATATTTAAATTTTTTGGAAAATATAAAAAATACAAATATGAATCTTGTAAATAAGGATGTCTTTTTAGCATTAAAAATTTTAAAAAATAATGATAGTTTAACAAAAGATGATATTATAAAAGAAATGAAATTAGAATAAATTATTTAGATGATGAAGATTTTGAATATACAATTGATGCTGAACTTGATATACTTATAAATATTATTATTAGAATTATTATTCCAATTAATAATGCTAATTGGGTTGTGTCTAATTCTCTGAATGAAAATGTAGATGATGAATTTAAAAATGGAAAAGTTGATGGAGAAGTTGATGGAAAAGTTGATGGAGAAGTTTGTGGAGAAGTTTGTGGAGAAGTTTGTGGAGAAGTTTGTGGAGAAGTTGATGGAGAAGTTTGTGGAGAAGTTGATGGAGAAGTTTCCCCGGGTGATTTATCTAAAGTACAATTTTGTGAAATATTATTTATATCTACATCGCCTGATGTTACATCTATATTACTAATGATTTGAGAACAACACATAATATCACCAAATTTTGGTATTTCAGGATCTTTTGGTTTACCTGCTAATTTCCAATTTATATTTGTAGCTCCATTTGGATCATAGACTGGTTCAGCTGCTTTATATTCTACATTTTCTTTTTCTTTCTGTGTTTGTGATTTTGTACAAGTCCACCATTTTCTACCAGGTGCATTCATACCCCAATTATTACCATCATCCTTATATCCTTCCCAGCCTTGTAATGAAGTTCCTGGTTGTCTATTACATCTAATATCTTGCCCGGCAACACCAGCATTTTTTGCCATTCCTTTACCATCATTCCACCATCCATTCTCTAAAACGCCTTTTGCACATTCACTACATCTAGAATTAGTATCTGCATCCATATAACCCCATTCTATCTTAAAATCCTGTGAGATACCGTAATTTGCATATTTACTAAATTGACCTGTTTTTTTTTCCCAATCATCATGTATTTTACTCCATCTATTATAACTTGCATCTTCTAATGCATATTTTTCTTTTTTATCATTATACTCATCCATTTGTTGTTTTGCAAGTTTTAGAGCATCTTGACATGCACAATAGTTTTCCTCTTGTTTTGTTTTATTTTGTTTTTTACAATCAACAGACATTCTTATAATAATAAAATAAATTAATGTTATAATAATAAAATATTTTTATAATAATAATAATAATAAGATGAATAATCAAATTTTAATAGTAGTAATTGCTTTTATATTATTTTTTATATATTTGTATTTTTCAAATAATAAAATCAATGTAGAAAAATTTACACAAGATCAACAAGATTTAGCACAAATGTTATTAGATAAATTCGAAAAAAAGGAAATTCCAACTTTTATCAAGTATATGAATACTTTAATAGAAAATAAAAATATCTACGATAATTTAATTTCAAAAGATGTTTTTAATAAATTTTATAATAATCAAAATTTATCTATAGATGATATTTTAAAAGAAATGAAGTAATAATTTAAGTTAATTTAAATAGCTTTCTTTTTATTATTCATTACAACAGAAACAACACTAGATGCAATTCCTAATACTATAAAACTTAATACTACTGATATAACAGACGAAATAGTTGGATCTATTCCTTCTACTACACTCTTTAATCTTTTATCAATTATATTTTGTATGTCATTAATAGCCTTTGTAACGTTTGCATTATCTTGAATACATTTTGTAACAGTACTTGATATAATAGTCTGATTTATATTATTAATATTAAACGAATCTCCTGGTAGACATTCTACAGTAAATTTTCCGATAGTCATTTTTTGTGTAAGCATTTGATTTGCAATACATGTAGCTACATTTTTTACATTGATTTCATTTTTAATTATATTTGTCGCGTCAGTTAAAGATGTTGTATCTGTGCTATTTAATCCTATATTTAAATTTTTAATTTTTGCTTCCAAATCTTCCGTTAATTTAGTAGAAAATTTTGATTGTAAATCAGTTTCATTCGTACTATTTTGTGCACAATCTAAATTTAGAGTTACCTTGGCATCTTGATTTATATCACTAATATTAAATTTACAATATTTAATATCCATATCACCAATTGTGATTTCTTGAAGTGTACTTGTAGAACCTGTACAACCCATAGAATTTTCTAGGAGAACAGAAGTTAAAGATTCGTTGACTAATTTAGTCATAGAAAATGCACTTGATTGCGCTGCACCCATTTGTATATATATAATTATAAAATAAATAAAATTTATAATTATTAAACAAAAAGCTTTAACGATTTGAAATTATATCATGTATATTATATAGTGTATTCTGATAGTTTTAAACATTCTAGGTCATGAAAATTATAAAATTCATTAAATTTTAAAATATTATTGTATAAAACATCATCAAAAAATTCTTTTTTATATTTTTTTTCAAAATCTATTTGGTCTTCTGTTATTTCATAAAATGGTATTTTTTGTTTTTTCAAATATTCAACAAATGTATTGCATTTTGTATATTTATTATTTATTATAACTGGTATCACGCCAAAATATAAACTTTCCCAAAAACGATGTGTATCAATACCATTTCCTCGCACACATAAACAAAATCTATGACTTGCTAATTCATGTAAATAATTTTCAAAAGATGTACCTTTTGATATTTCAAAATTAGAATGTTCTTTGATATCATCTAATAATTGTTTTCTATAATAAAATGTTGCAGGATTAATATTCACATATATATTTTTATCTTTTTTAAATTTATATGTATTTTTCATTGTGTTATATATTTTAATCAAGTCTCCATGTGGCCACATACTATTTGCTATCCCTAATGGTAATAATGATAATTTATTATGTACGTGTGATGTATTTATATTTTGTGCAAAAATATGATTAACAGAACTATCGTTTAAAAAGTCTAAATGATTATCATTAAAATCGTGATCAGAATTATGTAAATAAAAATTATATTTAATAGATTTATCAAGATATGGAAAAATTTTATTAATAAATAAATCTAAAATATGTGTATATATAAATAAATTTATAGAATTCCGTCCATTATTTTTCAAATTTTCATATTTTTCCATTATATATTTATTTAATAACTCAAAATTTACATTGTTAAAATCTTTAATTATGATTATGTCTTTTGCATGATTTTCTAAGTTTTTATGAAAAGATTTTATTTCATTTGTAAGTATTACGAAATCGCAAAGACCAACAATTCTATCACCTGTAATAATATTATTATAATTTATATTAAAAACACTTGAAAATTGATATAATTGTTTTGAATGAATATGTAAATTTGAAATATGATAAAGTTTGCTTTTTGTTTTTTCTTTACAAGAAAATACTTTTAAATTCGTTTTTAAATTTTCAACATGAACTGTATTTTGTAAATAATTATACATATTTGGTTTAAATTCTGATGTTTCATTTACAAAACCTTTTGATGGATTATTAATTAATGACATTTCATTCTTTTCTGATTCTGGTAAATTTTTAACATCAATTCCACCAAGATATTGACCTATTGCTGCGCCGTCAAATATAACTGTTTCATTTTTATTTATTTTTTGTGGATCAATTGGTAATAAATATTTATCTGAAAAAGATGCCAACAAATTCATATCATTTATGAAAAAATTAGATGAGTCTAATCTATTTGTAATATGTGTTGTTAAATTACAAAGTATATCACTATTTGGAAAAAATAATAATGATGGTATAACTCTATTAGGAGAATCTTGTATCATCCAAATTTTATCAGAATGTCCTTCATAGCATTCGTTAATATATTCATAAATAAAACTTAATTTTTTATAAATCATAACATCGTTTTCTATATGAAACAAATTTGAAATATTAAACATTTTCATAAAAATATGAATATAAAAAAAACGAGCTGTTGTTGATACCCAAAATCCATCTCTAAAATTTGTCATATTATTAAATTTTGTATTTAAAATGTCTTGGTATTTTTTAAAATTTTCGTCTTCAAATAATTCGTCATTTAAAATTGATAATGGTATAACTTCTATTATATTTTCAAAATAAAATGATATATTATAATAATTGTCTAAATTAAATTTAGATATTCTTTCTTTGCATTCTTTAACAAGAGAATCTTCTATTAAAAGATAAATTTTACAAGAATGACCATTAATTAATAATGTTTGATATATTGTATCATAAATATATTCTGGAAAAGACGTTCCTATATGTACATACACCAAAGATGACAACCCCATTTTTAATTAATGTAATAAAAATTTTTAGTTTTAAACTAATTAAAAATTTTTAAAGTATAATTTAAAGTATAATTTAATCTAATTCTGTATTATGTTTTTTAAATCTATCATATTCAAAAGATGATTTGCCATCTAAAAACTTTTTACGTAATTGTTTTAATTCAGCATCATTTGCATTTTGTATATCGTAATCTGTTACATCACCGTGAATTTTAAATACATCATGGATTTGTTTTAAATTTGAATTTCCATATCTTGCATATCTTTTTTGTGAGTTGTCACCAGAATTCCCAGAATTTCCAGAATTATTACTATTTCCAGAATTTAAAAATATTTTTGGAAGAAATTTATTTTGAGAATTAGAATTTTCATTTTGATTGTCGTTTTGTTGTTGTTGATTTGAATTTGTTAATGTAGCCGGTTCTGTTATAATTTCTATTTTTTGTATTCTATCAGCAATATCTGGAATAGATATTTCTGCATTTTTAAACGCGTTTTTAAATTGAGTTAAAATAATATTATTAATACCAGGTCCATTTACAACTAAACTATCATATTTTTTCAAGGCATTTGATAAATAAATGCTTGCATTATCACGATCTTTTCTAAACATACACATTTGTTTTTGAATATCATGATATAATTCACTAAATCTAACTGATGCATACATATGCTTTTCACTTAATTGTTCCATATTTAAAAAATTTTGTAAAACTGTTAATACAGTAATAATATAAGTAAAAACGCGTCTTAATACAGAAATGGCAACATCGTTTGAATCGTTTGGAATAATTGATTCTGCTGAAAGACCAGTGCTAAATAAAATTAAAACAATACTGAAAATTTTGTGAATAAGTTTATACATACTTGAAGATCTTTCATGCATCCATTTATAAGAACTTGCATTTTCACCTAATGAAATAATAATTTTTTCATTTTTATCATTCCAACCATTATTTATACTCATAACGTCTAATTTATTCATTAGAGAATTATCGTTAGGATTTTGAAAACTATCATTAATTATTTCTTCATTTTTATATTCGTTTACAATATTATCTAATTCAATTGAATCCATTTGAATTTCAGAATTTGATATATCTACTTCTTCAATAATATTGTTTAAAACGTTATCAAAATTTCCAGAATTCAGTTTTATTTTATTTGAATTTTTATTCATTAATTTATAATTAAATAAAAAACTAAATTTTAAATTGATTTTAATAATTTAATTTCTTTGACATTTTTATAAGAATTAAATCTTTGAAACTAAAATGAAAATTAAAAAGAGAGATGGACGTTTAGAACAATTATCTTTTGATAAGATCATTTATCGTTTAAGAAAGCTATGTAATGATAAAAATTTGGGTCTTTTATCAAATATTGATCCTGACATTATAGCACAAAAAGTAGTTTCAAGTATTTATGATGGCGTTACATCTATGGAATTAGATGAAGAAGCTGCTAGAATTGCAATTTCAATGACTGAACATATTGAATATTCTAAATTAGCTTCAAGAATTACTATTAGTAATTTACATAAATCAACACATGAATGTTTTAGTGAAGTTATGGAATTACTTTGGAATAATACAGATAAAAACAACCAACATTCACCAATTATTGCAGATGATATTATAGAAATTATAAGACAACATAAAAATACTTTAAATTTTGCAATTGATTATTCACGAGATTATAATTTCGATTACTTTGGGTTTAAAACTCTTGAAAAAAGTTATTTAATGAAAATTTTTGACAAAGAATTAAATAAGATGAAAGTAGTAGAAAGACCACAACATCTTTATATGAGAGTTGCAATTGGAATTCATAAAGACGATATTGAAAATGTATTAAAAACATATAATTTAATCTCACAACATTTTTACACACACGCGAGTCCAACAATGTTTAATGCAGGTAGTCGTTTAGGAAATTTATCGTCTTGTTTTCTCATCGGAACAGACGATAATATAGAGGGAATTTTTAAAACTATTACTGATTGTGGTAAGATTTCAAAAGTTGGTGGGGGTATTGGTGTACATATATCAAATATTCGTGCTAAAGGAAGTATAATTAGAGGAACAAATGGAACGAGTGATGGTATAATACCAATGTTAAAGGTATATAATGAAACATGTAAATATATTAATCAATGCTTTACACCAGATACATGGGTATATTCTAAGAATGGACCTATTCAAATGAAAGATGTCAATACAGAAGATAATCTAATAACAATAGATGGATCTTTTAAAAAAGTAAATGAAGTAATTAAGAATGATGTAAAAAAGGAAATATTAGAGGTTAGAGCTACAAATACCTTATTTCCAGTAAAACTTACTAAAGAACACGAATTATATTTAATTAAAAATCAAAAAAAAATGACTAATTTTTCAGTTATAAAAAACCGTTTAAATAAAAAAATAATATCACCAGATTTTTATGAGGCAAAAGAATTAACAGAAAATGATTTAGTTGGATTTCCTATTCCTAAATATGAATTAGATAATGGTATACATGACTTGAATTATTATAAATTTTATGGAATAATGTTAGGTGATGGTCATATATGTAAAAATAAAAATGAATGCGGTGTTACATTAGGAGATGATAAAAAAACAGAATTACAAGATTTTATTAAAAATTATTTAAATAAGTTTAATATTCACTATTGGGAAACAGAACAACCTGGTTGTTTATCTATAAGATGGTCTGGAACTAAATCTCTAAACATAAATAGAGAAATGTTATATGATGAACACGATAACAAACATATTTTTGAAGATTTTTTACATCTTCCAAAAAATAAAATATTACAAATATTAGAAGGTTTATTAAAAACAGATGGTTCAAATTTAAAAGAATTGTACCTTAGTAATTCATCACTTAAATTAATTATGCAAACAAGATATATACTACTAAGATTGGGTATTTTAACTTCAGGAAATATAAGGGATAATCGTGGTAAATCACATATAACAAAACATGGAAGAAGAATAGAAACTAAGAAAATAAATTATAATTTAAGAATTCCTAAACATCCAAATTTAGATAGTATAATTAAATTTAAACAAAAAGGTATATATTTTAAATATTTTGAATGGAATGGATTATTATGGGGGAGAATAAAATCTATTAAAAAAATAAATTACGAAGGACCAGTTTATGATTTTAATATGATAGATAATCATAATTATTTAACTGATATGGGACTTGTTCATAATTCTGGAAAAAGGAAAGGAAGTTTTGCCATCTACATTGAACCTTGGCATGCTGACATCATTGAATTTTTGGATTTAAAAAAGAATCAGGGTCATGACGATGTTCGTGCTCGAGATCTGTTTTATGCACTGTGGATACCAGATCTTTTTATGAAACAAGTTGAAATCGATGGAGATTGGTATTTAATGTGTCCAGATGAATGTCCAGGACTTCCAGATGTATATGGTGAGGAATTTGAAAAATTATACAATAAATATGTTAATGAAAAGAAATACAGAAAAGTTATTAAAGCACAAGAAATTTGGAGAAAAATGATGGATGCTCAAATTGAAACTGGTGTTCCATATATTGGATTTAAAGATGCAGTAAATAAAAAATGTAATCAAAAAAATCTTGGAACAATTAAATCCAGTAATTTATGTATTGAAATTTCTTTATATTCCGACCACGAAAACTATGCCGTTTGCAATCTCGCATCACTTGCACTTCCAAAATACGTTGAATATGACGAAAATAATAAGCCATTTTTTAATCATGATAAACTCAAAGAAGTCGCCGAACATGTTATTTTAGCAATGAATAAGGTAATTGATAATAATTATTATCCTACACCAGAAACAGAAAAAACGAATTTCAAACATAGACCTCTTGGAATAGGTATTCAAGGTCTAAGCGACGTTTATATAAAGATGAGAATGCCTTTTGAATCTAAAGAAGCTACACAGTTAAATAAAGAAATTTTCGAAACACTTTATTATGGTTGTTTAACAGGATCATTAGAAGAAGCTAAACGCAATGGTGCATATGAATCATTTAAAGGAAGTCCTTTTAGTGAAGGAAAATTACAATTTGATTTAGCAGCTGAATTTGACGGACGTGATTTGAATGGATACTTATCAGGAAGATGGGATTGGAATACATTAAAAGAAGATATTAAAAAGTACGGTGTTAGAAACAGTATGCTCACGGCACTTATGCCAACAGCTTCGTCAGCACACATCATGAACAATTCTGAGTGTTTTGAACCCATAGATTCGTGTATTTTTAAAAGAAGAACGTTATCTGGTGAGTATATGGTTGTTAATAAATATCTTGTAGAAGATCTTACAAAATTAGGTATTTGGTCAAAAGAAATGAAAGAAAGAATTATAGCAATGGATGGAAGTATTCAAAATATTCCAGAAATTCCGGACAACATAAAATCAATTTATAAAACAGTTTGGGAAACAAGTATGAAAGCAGTTATTGAACAAGCAGGTGATAGACAACTTTTTGTTGATCAAATGCAAAGCATGAATTTGTTTATGGCTGCTCCAAATTACAAAAAATTATCAAGTATGTTGTTTTATTCATGGAAAAATCACTTGAAAAGTGGAATGTACTATTTACGTAGCAAAGGTGCTTATCAAGCCGGTAAATTCAGTATAGATGCATCATTAGAAAAGAATATTCGTGATAAAATTGCAAAAGGTGAAGAAACAACAAAAGAAGAAGAAAAACTAATTTGTTCAATTGATAATAAAGACGAATGTATGGCTTGTTCAAGTTAAGTAATTCAAATTAGTTTATTTACTTAAAATAATTTAAATTAGTGTGAGTTTTTAATTTAAAATTAAATTACTATAGAACGTTATAACTACTTATAACCCGAATGATAGAGGAAATAAAACAAGATAATAATTGTATTGTAACAGCATTTGAAAATAATCCTATTTCAATTATAAAAGAAGAAGAAAACAATAAAAAAAGTATATTATTTTAAAGCATCAGATATAGGAAAAGCACTTAATTTAACAAATATTGTAGTATCCATACAAAGTTATGACGAAGATGAAAAGGTACTAAGGAAAGCTTATGACCTACGAGGATGTGAACAATATACAGCTTTTCTTAGTTCACAAGGAGTTTATCGTTTACTTTATAATAGTAAAAAACCATTAGCAAAGAAATTTCGTAAATGGGCAGGTGCAATATTGGATGATATAATATTTAATGAATCAAATGAATTAAAAAAACAATACATCAATAATTACGAATTATTATAGTTATATTAGATATGTTCGTGCTATTATTAATATTCAAAGATGGTAGAGAAAATCTGAAAATAATAAATTAATTTAAAAATATTAAATTTTATATTTTAGTGTTTTCTCATTTAATAAAACATTCTTAAGGAAATATTTTATAGCATTTTTAAGTAGATTTTCATTTTTTAGATCAGTTGTAAAATTTTTAATTTCATCCTTGTTCAGATCATACCAATCTTCCCAATCATGATTTCTTTTACAATCTCTGACTATATTTTTATAAACATTGTATAAAATATCTTTTATGTATGGATAAATATATTCAATAACACAACCAATGGCGGCCATATGTAAATATTTAGTTTCATTTTGAAGATATACTTTTTGAGTTTTTTCGTAATTATTTTGTGGTATATTACTTAAAAACACAAATGTGGCTGGATATGATTTAAGATATTTAATTGCCTGATTTTCTTTATAATGAATATTACAAAATATAAGTTGTAAAATTTTGGAAATATATATTAATTTCGTATCATATTTATACTTTTCTATACAAGAACGAATATCATTAAATTTTATAAAATCATAATTAATTTTTTCAATTGTGCCTAATTCGGCATCTGTATTTACATCATCAAACTTAGTTTGTGTGGCTATTGTTGCAGTTTTTATTTTAGTTTCACATTCTGTTTGTGTATATGTATTTATAGTTTTTATTTTATTAGATTCTGGTGCTGGTTCTCGACCTGTTTGTATAGAAACAGAATGATTTTTAAATGTATCTGTTTGAATGTATACATGTTTATATTTATTACGTTCTGTTTGCGTTTCTTGATTTTTAGTAATTTTATCATTACAACTAAATATAAGATATATTTCATATAAATTTAATTCATTTGCCTTTTTACACAAATTCTCTTCTAAATGCCTTTTTAAATTATATTTATGTGAGAAAACATGATTGCATAATTTACACTGTTTATCAATAACAACTTTCATTATTATAATTTAAAATATTTTATATTTTTAAATTAAGATAATTTTTTTTTAATTCATTTTTAAATTTTTTTTTTTTATTGAAAATTTAAACTTTTATATTTTTTAACAGTTAATAAAAATACAATTTTATAATAATGTATAAAATGTATATATTTTTATAAAGACAATGTTTAAATTTATCTTTCAATTGTCGTTTAAAAAGACAATAACGATAACAAAAAGCCAATTTATCATTTAAAAATTATTATATTTGAATATTGATTAAGATAATATATATAAACATTATCTTAAAAATACATATAATGCTTGTTTTTTATCTTGTTTATTAAATCATATATTTATAAAGTGTTTGTAAAATAATCATTTTATGATTTTATATAACATAATTACAATATATATTAATTAGAAAAGATAATAAAATAAGATAATAAAAAATATAAAATAAAAATAAAATATTAAAAAAATTATAAAAAATATAAAATACATTTTAAGACTCACTCAAAAAGTTTTAAAATACAAGCTTGTGAAATTCAAAAAAATTAAAAAAACTTTGGGCCAAAATATTTAAAAATTTTTTATAATATTTCCTACCCCCCAAACAAATTTAAAAAAGTGTGAGTCAAAAAATACAAATTTCAAAAGCTCGCAATTTTGTGAATTTTTTTGTAATTTTTGAAATAATTATTATCTTGTCTGATTTTATAATAATTGCATTTTTACAGGGTTTAAAGCATAATTTATATATATTTTAAGATAAGTTTTATATTTAAAGATAATACAAGATGGAAAATTAAAAAAACAAGATAATTATATATATATTCAAAAAATGGTTTAAAGTTATCATTGAATGTATATTATCTTACTTATATGTTTGTAAGTGTAATATTATCTTGTATTTGTTATGATAATAACAAACTATGATTGTATATATATATCTATATATGAATTACTTTTTTTTAAAAATAAAATAAATAAAAAATAAATTAAGATAATAAAAAAATATAAAAATAAAATAAAATATTAAAAAAATTATAAAAAATATAAAATGCATTTTAAGACTCACTCAAAAAGTTTTAAAATACAAGCCTTGGGAATTTCAAAAAAATTAAAAAAACTTTGGGCCAAAATATTTAAAAATTTTTTATAATATTTCCTACCCCCAAACAAATTTAAAAAAGTGTGAGTCAAAAAATACAAATTTTAAAAGCTTGCAATTTTGTGAATTTTTTGTAATTTTTTGAAATAATTATTATCTTGAACATATTTGATATTAAAGATATATAATACCATTTAGAGTATATTTAAATACATATTTTGAAACAATGCTTTTATATTTAAGATAATACGGTGACACAATAAGCTAATTAAAGGATAACTTCAAAGATATCCCATTCAAAAGGAAGCTGATCCGTATAAGCATCGCCATAAATATATTCTGATAATTTGGAACTATTCAATAAATTATCAAATTCTTCAATTAATTCAGCAATATCATCGCCTTCTACGAGATCATGGTCATTAATATAATCTAATTTAATTTTATTTAAACGATCAATAGCTTCTTCTTTGGTTTTAAAATGTTCAACAATTACAGTTGTGTATGGACGTTTATAGTCAGGATGAGCAATAATAACTTTTAAACAAAACATTTATAATAGATTATAAATAATTTTAAATAAATAAAAATTCATTTTTTTATACCTTAAGCTTGACCACTAAAAGCATTTGAAGACGGTATTATAGTTATCGCATTTGATATTTTATTAGTTGTCCAATAAAATGTACCGCTTACATTAGCAAGTGGTACAAAACTTACATCGCCATATGTAAAATTTGCACCAGAAACACCCTTTACAGCATATCCTGTTGTTGTTGCTGGTGGTGTTAAATTAGTTGGATAACTTGAATTTGATGGAATAGTTAAAACAGAATGATAAATACCACCTATAGAAGTTGATGACATATAAATACCGCTTGCATTTGTAGTGTTGCTTGTTAATGTACATCTTGTAAAAGAAAATGTTGTTGTATTTAATGCTTCAAATAAATACGGACACGGACCTTCTATAATACAATTTGCAAAATGCATTGTAGATGTTCCTCTTGATATAATAGAATTAGCTGAAGAATTTCCATATATATCACAATTATTTATAGTAGCTATTATATTACACCCTGTATTATTTTCTATACATGTATTTGTCCCCGCACTTGTATTATTAAATTGACATTTGAATAACAATGTGCGCGGAGTTGTTGCACTTGTATTATTGAAATAAAGTAATTTTTGAGATGATCCAGAATATACTTTGCAAAATGACATATGTAAATAACATGTATTACTACCAGCAACTGTAACAACACTTGTTCCTGAATTTGCCCCTAATAAAAAGTTTTCAATTGAAAAAATGGTATTATATACAGAATCTAATTCGCTTCTTGGTTGTATTGTCATATTACCATTAATTTGAACGGCATTCGAATATGTATTTGTCATTCCAACTAATGATGTTTTTGGTTTAATTATAGATAAATTTTCAGTATAAACACCTGGATGTACATATATAATGACAGAATCATTATCATTTAATGAATTACTTGCATTAACAGCGGCTTGTATTGTTAAATATGGGTTTTCATAACTACCATTGCCATTAGTATCATTTCCAGACTTTGAAACATGATATTCATAACTAAATTTAATATTATTAATACGATCAGCCAAGGTATCTAATCCTTCTTGTAAAGATGATGGTAATGGCGAATCCCAATTAGATGAATTATTAACAGTATAATCTACCGAGTTTGCTGTAATAACAGATGGTGCCGATATATATCCATCTGCATCATTAAGTGCTCCAGTTGGAGAAATAGTATGTGCTCTAAATCTAATAGTCGTAGTCGTACCAGGTGCATTAGGATTAGTATACAATATAGATCCAGCAGAACGGGGACCTATCATGTCATTTGTAATAGAGAATTTAATACCTGTTATATCTCCTGTAAATGACGAATTTAAAAACCATCCAGATGCTTTTAATGTTCCATGTAATGTATAAATCGCATTTTTATCTAATGCATTATTTGAAGGATCCGCAACGTGAACAGATACAACACCCTTGAATGATTGTGTCACGTCATTATAAAATAAAAAATCGCTTACTGTTGCTGGAGATAATGTATTAGCTGTTAAGACAGTTTCTCTTTCAAAAATAATATCACCAAGACTTGGTGTAATATTAACACTATTTACAGTTAATTGTTCACCTATATGAGCTGATAATTTTACACCTAATCCGCCATCTGTTAATAATGATCCTGACGTAGAACTAAATGAATCATATGTTGATAAAACAGATATCGGTTGTTGTGAAAAATGAGCATCTACTAAGAATGGATTTGTCATTTTTTTTAAAATAAATTTTTCTTTTAAATAAAAAAATTTATAGAAATTATGAACTATGAGCGCATGTCGTTTTGCCTAATAGAAAAGTTAAAATATCGAATTTTTCGCCATATTCTTGTCTTTTATAATTATAATAATTAATAAACCCAAAAATTCCTATAACGGTTATAAAATAAATTAAATAACGTTGATAATTTTCATATTTATCTTTGTCTTCTTTTTTAGTGTTATCGTGATCCTTGTGTACTTGTAAAATATAAAATAAACAAAGTCCTAAAATAAAAACGACCCAATATTTATATTCTATACGGGTTGACAACACAAATAATAAATAAAATAAAATTGCAAAAAATAATTGTTTACTAGGACTATCACTCCATTTTGATTTACTATCTACTAAAACAACGAAAAAATACATTGTCATAAACCCTAATAAATGTTTTAACCATATATTATTATTAAAAGCTCTTTATGTTTTACATCCAAATAAATTTGCTAAATAATTACCAGATACAATTAAATAAAGTATAAAAACACTTTTTGGTGAAGAAATTAGGATATCATCAAAGGTGTACATTTTTATAATATACAAATAAAAAAGTTACAAATTGTTTTTTTTTTTGTTTATACATATAAAAATGAAATTTCTTAGATATGATGATGTATTAGAAATTATGGCTAATAATAAAGAACACCCATATTCAAAAGAAGTCATGGATAAGATATTTCATATAACAAAATCATTTTATAGAGCTTTTCATAATAGTTCTAAAATAAAAACTGACACAGATGAAGGTGGTGAAGTATTGAATTATAAAGGAATGACAGGTAAGAAAACTAGACATTTATATAATAATTTAATGGAATTTCCCGATGCAAAATATTTGGAAATTGGTACATGGTATGGAAGTTCATCTATAAGTGCGGTATATAAAAATGATTTAAGTGCATTATTTATAGACAATTGGTGTCAATTTAATGGTGATAAAAAGATATTTCAAAACGCAATAGAAAAATATTTAACAAAAAATTCAAAATGTCAATTATTAGAAAGTGATTGTTGGAAAGTCAATACAAATAAAATACCAAATGATTTTAATATTTATTTATATGATGCAGGACATACAGAAGAGGATCATTGCAAAGCATTAACTTATTATTATAATAATTTACAAGATAATTTTATTTTTATAGTAGATGATTGGGGATGGGGTGAAGTAAGAGACGGAACCTGGAAAGGAATTGAAGAAATGGGTTTAAAAGTTAGATATTGTCAGGAAGTTTTTGTTAGTGATGAAGAAAAAGTAGGATTTCCAAATCATTCTGGTAGGGAAACATGGTGGAACGGGGTAGCTTTATTTGTGTTAGAAAAGTAGAAAATAAATAAAGATAATAATAAAATTTTAAAATATAAATATAAAGTAATAGAAATGTCGATACCGATTGATAAAGAATTATATAATTATGTTAAACAATTAGCTAATAAGAAATTTAAAAGTAAAACTGGTATTTATAGATCAAGTTGGATTGTAAAAGAATATAAAAGACGTGGAGGAAAATATATAGGAAAAAAATCTGAGAAAAAAGGTCTTCTCAGATGGTACAAAGAAAAATGGGTTGATTTAAATAGACCTATAAAAAATAAAAGTGGAAAAATAATGGGTTATAAACAATGTGGAAGAACATCATTGAAAGATAAATATCCATTATGTAGACCAACTAATAGAATAACAAAATCAACACCAAAAACATATAAAGAATTAAGTGAAAAAAGTATATTACAAGCCAGAAAATTAAAGGCAATAGTTAAAGGTACTAAAAATATAAAATTTGCAGGAGGTATGAAGTATAAATGTAATTTATGTAATAAAATGTTTAAAAGTAATAATGATTTAAAACAACATACACTTGAACATATTGATTTTAAATGCTCTTGTTGTGAAAAGAAAGAAATTCAGACAGGAGGTGCACAATATTATGGAAAGAAAAGTTCAGTTATGGTAAAAGTTCCAGAAAATGTTAAAAAATGGGCATCTTATGCATTTAAGTTAAAGAAATTAGGATTTGAAGGTGCACTTGAGACTGGATGGAAACGTGCTCATCAACTTTCTTCTAAAGAAGAAATTCCAATAGAAGACCTAAGATATATGAGAAATTGGTATGCTAGACATATTTATACAAGTTATCCTACATTTAAAGAATGGGTAAAAGCAGGACGTCCAAAAACAAAAGAATGGCATAATAGAAGAGGAATTCAATCGTGGGTAACATGGGGTGCAAATGCAGGGTTTAAATGGATAAATTCAGATAAAGTAATAAATATGTTAAATAATCATTTTAATAAAAATTATAAAAAAATAAAGGTAAAGTTGTGAATAATTAAATATTTTAATTAATGTCATAATAAATAATTTAAAAAGAATTATGAAATTATAATTGTGTAAAAAAAACTGATTTATTTTATTAGAGTAATGTAATAAGTAGTTTTCGTACGAATGGTATTTACAAGAAGTCAAAAAAGGAATATAGAAGAACTTGATCTTCAGGTAAATGATGGGTTTTTAAATATAAATTTTACAAAAAAAAGGAAAAAAGCATCACATCAAGGTGATGGGTCGGAACATAATAATAAAGATATAAATAAAAATGATAACAAAAATCAATATTATATTATTTTTGATAGCGAAACAGACGATACATATAAAACAGAAAGTACAGAAACAGACACAACTTCAGAAACAGAAATTACAGAAAGCGAAGATATAACAGAAATTACAGACATTAAAGAAATACAAGATAATGATAATTTACATGATATAGATAAAGATTTAATTTATCAAATTAGAAATAAAAATAGACAGAAATATGAAAATGAAACAGATAATCAAATATTTAATATAAAATTAAATAAAACAGAAATAAAAGATATAATAAAAGAATCTGTAAAACAATTAATTGAAAATGATAAGGAAAATGAGGATGAATTAAATGTAAAAGATGATAATTACGAGAAATTTTTAAATATTGTAGATTCTATTTATAATGGAGATTTTTTTCAAAGAATACCTGTTGAAGATAAAATAAAAAAACTTAGGGAAAAAATATCAAAAGACGAATTACTTGTATTAGTAAAAGAATTAAATAAGATAAGAAATGCATATAAATCTAATGCACCAAGTGTAATAGATATATTAAAAATGGAAGTACCAATTGAACAAAAACAAAAATTATTAGAAAAGATATATACATATTCCAATTCTGATATATTAACTAACGAATATAATTCATCATTAAAACATTTGATGTTGAATATAAATAATAAATTAGAACCAGAATATGTTAATCTTGAACAGCAAATTTTAAATTTAGTGGATTCTGATAAATATAATGATAATTATAAACACAAAATATTAAAATCACAAATGCCTTTTGAAAACAAAGTTATAGCATATAAAAAGGTAGAAGTAATGCAAACATATGAAGATAATGATAGTTCAGAATATGCTAAATATAAAAATTGGATAGATGGATTATTATCTATACCATTTGGAAATTATATCAAAACACCAAGTATAAATGATATGAAAAACGATGAATTAAATGACTATATTAAAAATGTTAGAGAAATTTTAGATAAAAGATTATCATTTTTAGAAAAACCAAAGGATCAAATTATAAATGTAATTACGCAAATGATAAGAAACCCTGATTTTCCATTAAATGCAATAGGAATATATGGATCACGTGGATTAGGCAAAACATCTATAGTAAAAAGTATAGCCGAAGCATTAAATAGACCATATCGTAGTATAAGTTTAGGAGGTGAATCTGATTCATCTGTATTAAACGGTCATGGTTTTACTTATGTAGGATCTAATCCAGGGCGAATAATAGAAATTTTAAAGGAAACACAAACAATGAATCCAGTTATACTGATCGATGAATTAGATAAAATTTCTACTACAAATCATGGTAAAGAAATAATCGGATCATTAATTCATTTAACTGATTATACTACAAATCATAAATATAATTATGATAGATATTATTCGGGTATAGATTTTGATTTATCAAAGGCATTATTTATATTTACGTATAATGATCCTAATAAAATAGATAAAATCTTGGCTGATCGTTTGTATAAAATAAAAGTTGATAATTATAATATTCAACAAAAGTTGGAAATTACAGAAAAACATATAATACCAAATGTACTTTTAAATTATAATTTTACAAAGGAAAATGTAATTTTTGACAAAGATACAATTACACATATTGTGAATATGTCTAAAAGTTCAGATGGAATGAGAGAAATCAAAAGACATATAGAAGTTATAATTTCTAGAATAAACACTTTATTATTAGCAAATGATTCTGTAAATGATGTTATAAAATTAAAATATAAATCCTTACATGAATATTATAAAACATTGCCTATAAATATCAAAAAAGAACATATTAGTATTTTATTAGAAGACAGTGTTTGCACAGATACAAATGTATCAGATCCACCATTTGGAATGTATATTTAAAATCTCCTATTATTTATTAATTAATTTAATGTAAAAAATTAATTAATTTAAACAACAATAAAAGAAATAGTCATAGTACCGTTTAATGCAGCGGAATCACTTACATTTCTAATACTAACATAGAATTCCCCAGTAGCAACTGCATCAATAGTAATAAAAGGTACACCGGTTGAACCAGCATAATTTGAAATATTTGCAACTATACATGAATCGGCATCAACATGTGAATTATTAACTTTAAATGCCGTAGATGTATTTGCTGCTAAAGTACTGCTGACAGTAGTAATATATCCAGCAGATGCATCACATGTTACAGTTGTAGTAATGCTTGTACCTTGTGTTGTATTTCCCTTAGAAGAAACTGTTAATTTAGAAGCAATTAAGTTTCTGAAACTTTTTGAAGTAATTTTTGGCATTTTATATTATAATAAAATAATAAAAAATTTTAAATAATACAAATTTTATACTTTATAATTGTATTTGTGATTTTACTTTATTTTCAGTTAATGTTTCTGATAATGATTTCTTTGGTTTACGACCTCTTTTCTTTTTAATAGGTTCTTCTATAACTTTTGAAATTTCTTCATCTAAAATTTCAGAATTTTCTTGAGTAATTTCTTGAGGAGTAATTTCTTGAGTAATTTCTTGTGGAGGCATTTCTTGAGTAATTTCTTGAAGAGACATTTCTTGAGGCATTTCTTCTTGTATAAAATCTTCCTTTATTTCTTCAATTTTAGATGGATTTTCTAAATGGAAAATGCCAGAATTTATTAAATCGTTTTGTATTTTGTTGAAATCAATATTTGCAAGATTTAATTGGTCATTTAAATTATAAAAAAACATTTGTTCTTCGTGCTGATCATTCATGTTAACGTTGTGTTTGTTATCTTCTTCATTTTCGTCTTCGTTTTCATCATTTTCATCATTTTCATCATTTTCATCATTTTCATGGTCAGTATTGACTTCTATGCTTTCATTATCATTTTCTGAAACTACAGTGTCATTACAACTTTCAGAATCCTCAACGTCTGTGTTTAAGAAATCGGCAAAATCTGATTTTAATAAATTTAATTTGTTATTAGATAAAGGGTTTGTATTTTTATAATAAATAAATCCAGCTCCAAGTAAATCAATCAATACTATATATATAATAAAATTATTATAAAAAGTTAAATATTGATTATTTGAATATAATAAATAAAGATAAACACTTGAATATATCAAAAGACCTATAATAATTGAATATGTTTGAATTTTTTCTTTTGGAATATCTAACTTAGATAAAACAAGTTGGGATATTAAAAACATACTTTTATTTATATTAAATAAATAAAAACTATTAGATAAACGATTAATGATATTTTGCACAATGATGATAGGCTTTACATATTTGATTTAAAATAGATTCTTCATCTCTGTTTCCATTGTATTGACCCATAATAAATCCATTTTGATCAAAGAAACAAATTGTTGGGTACCCACTGAAATTTAATGCTGATGCCAAGTTTTCATTTCCTTGAAATTCTTCACTTTCAATTGATGCGCATGAAAAATCATTTCCAAGTTTACCAACTATGGTATTAAACGTGGGCATAAAACGATGACAATGACCGCAAAAATCACCCCATATTAAAAGCATACCTGGATTTTTTCCAACTTTGGTAGTATTAATATATACTTTACTTTCTATTACTTTAAAATCAGTAGCTGTTAGAATTATTCCCTTTGGTGTCATATATAATAATAACAAACAATAAAATATTTTTTATTTCATAATAATAATAATATAAATATGTCATTAAAACACAATATAGATTATACAAAATCTAAATTTACAGAACAAGAGAAAATTTTAATAAGAAAAGAAGTTGAAATTGTAAAACACAAATATCCTGGACATCTACCGATTGTAGTTATTCCAAAGTCAAAAGATCTGAAATTAACAAAATATAAATATTTGGTAAATTCAGATATTACAGTTGGTCAATTTCAATTTATAATAAGGAAGAAATTAGAAAACAGTTTAAATTCAACACAAGCAATGTATTTGTTAGCACGTGATACTAGAGGTGGTATATTACTTCAATCTGGTATGTTAATGGCAGAAGCATACAATTCATATGTTGATAAAGATACACAGATGTTATATGTAAATATTTGTAAAGAAAATACATTTGGAAATGAATAAAAACTAATTAAATTGTAATAAAATTTTAATTAAAAACTGAATTAAAAATTTAATTAAAAATTGAATAATTAACATTGAAATAGAAATATAATAATAAATGTCTTTATTGGATATAAATAACGTAGAATGGGATTTATTTTCACTAGGAAAGTCTGGTAGAACAATTAAATTATTATATAACAATAAACCATTTCAATTTTGTACATCTCTTTTATATACACCATTTGGGGTTAAATCAAGTTCTAAAGATTGGTCTAAATTTGATGATTATTATTTGGACTGTAGTTTAAATCAAGCAACAAGTGAACAAGCAGTTAAATTTCGTGACTTTGTGGATACATTAGACAAAAAAATAATTGAACTTGTTAATAAAAATAAAGAATTATTCACTATTCCAAGTGATACAGAATTTGGATACAATTCAATTTTAAGAGAAAATAAAAATTATCCAAAATTGATGAAATTGCAATTTCCAAGGGATAAAAATGGTAATTTTGATTGTTTTATTTTTAATTCAGATAAATCAAAAATCAAAATAGATGAAAGTAATATTGAAAATGTAATAGTAAAGGGTAAAATTTTTAAATGTATTATTCAATGTTCTAAACTTTGGTTTTTTAAGGAAAAAGTCGGAAGTATGTGGAATATTGTACAATTAAAAATGGCAGATGTAAAATTGTTAAATGAAAATGTTTCAAGTGAAACAAATGGAACACATGCTTATAACAGTTGTATGATTGATGAAAGTTAATAAATTAAAATTAAATATACATGTGATGATCAACAATAAAATCTTTTTCAATTATTCTACTTTCTATTTTTTCAATATAATAATAAAATAATTTATCATTTAATTTAAATGTATTTTCGTCTATAAATAAAACATGATTAATATAAAAATCATCTAATAAAATATCTTTATTTATTTCTAATATTAGTTTTTCTAATATTCTATAATATTCACGTATTCCACTTGATACTTGTAAGTCAATTGTTTTTTTAAAATGTAAAATTATATAATTGAAATGTGATTTTTCTAAAACTATTTTATATTTAATACCTACATTTGTTAAAATTTCAGGTAGACAATAATTTTCTAAAATTTGAATTATATCATCATTTGATGGTGTGTCTATTTTTATAATATTTAGACGATCTAATAAAACTTTATTAATTTTAGATATATCATTAAATGTAAAAACATAAAACACTTTTGATAAATCAAATTTCATACCATAAAAATAATGATCTGTAAATTCATGATTTAATGTAGGATCAGTTAGATAAGTTAAAAATGAATATATATCGGCACCACTGTCAGTTTCACTTACTTTATCTAATTCATCAAAGTAAATTAAAGGATTTGACACTTTTGAATCAATTATATTTTGTAAAATTTTACCAGGACCGCTTTCAACATATACATAACTATGACCTAAAAAAAAAGAAGAATCTTTTATTCCTCCTAGAGATATTGTACGCATTGGTAAACCTAAAATTTCAGATAATATTTTTATAAATTTACTTTTACCTATACCTGCAACACCGCACAATGCTAAATTATTTCTATTACTATTAGGATTAGTAATTAATTTACATACAAAATTCAAGATTTCATTTTTAACATTCTCCATTCCGAATATTTGTGAATCTAACTGTTGTTTAATATAAATTAAAAAGTTTTTACTTGTTGATTTTTCATATAATTCATTTATATTAAATAAATTATTCCATGGATAATTTAAACATAAATCAACAAATACTTGATTTTTATAATATTCAGTACTGTTTTTATCTAATTTTTTCATATTATGATAATGTTTCATTATAATTTCTTTATTTTCTGCTGTAGTGTTTAAATTTAATATTTTTGTTTTTAATGTATCATCTAATGATGGTATCTTAATAATAGGTTTAATTGTATTAATATTGGAATTGAATTTAACAATATCTGTATTTATCGTTTCTTTTGTTAAATCTATAAGTGTTTTCATTGGTATGTCTTTAAGGTCCTTCAGGTCATTAGAATATATAATTTTTTTTTTGTTATTTATATGTTTTTGACAGAATTCTTGGTTTAATTCTGTTTTTAAATTACATTTTTTACCTTTTTGTTTACCTTTTTTAAAGATATATATACAATTATTGTTTTGCATACCTTATTATAATACAATAAATTGTATTTTCGCATTTGTTTCATAAATAGAAATTAACAAGATCTATTTGCTTCTGACAATGCTATTGCAATAGCTTGTTTTGGATTTGTGACCTTATATCCAGCACTTGCCTTTAATTTTTTATCTTTGAATTCTTTCATTACAATTGCTATTTTTTGTTTTTTACATTCTTTTCTTGCTTTTTCAGACTTTTTAGTAACTGAACGCTTTTTTGTGACTGACCCTTTCTTTTTAGTGACAGAACGCTTTTTAGTGACAGAACGCTTTTTAGTGACAGAACGCTTTTTAGTGACAGAACGCTTTTTTGTGACAGAACCTTTCTTTTTAGTGACAGAACGCTTTTTTGTGACTAAATTTTTCATTTTCTTTATAAGTGAACGCACCTGAAGTTGTTTTTTCATTTTGTTATATATTATAACATAATAAAAAATTAATTAATTTTAGTATTGTGAATACTGTCAATATGAACACGCATTTCTTGTGTTTTAAATAAGTTTAATTCTTTTAAAATATCTATCCATTCTTTATTACTAATTCTATTATATGAATATAAATATAATGTAGAATCTATTTGACATCTATTATATTCTTTTCGTGAATATGTATTATACATTTTGTTTTTATTTAAATCAAACGTTACCTTCTTGCTCATATATTATTCCATTAATATAATTAATTCATTTTTTTAAATTAAGTTCTTTCACGATACATAGAAAACGGGTTTTTACCAAGTTGACTTGACACAATGTCAGATTGTATTCTATCAACAAAAACAGTATCTTCTACATCTTCGTCATATTTAATACGATCTGATACGCCCATACTCATTTTAGATGGGAAAATATTAGGCATTAATACATTTAATTTTTCTCTATTGTCAATAGATTCTTTAAGTTCCATATTTTTAGTAAATTGTATGTCGCCAAAAATATTTTTACTTGCACTTATTTGGAAATTTTGTGGTCCTGCTGATCTATCTCTTTCTAATGTTTCTTCTTTATTAGCTCTTATTTCCGCATTTAAATAATTTTCATGAGATGTTGGATTATTTGTATAACCAGCATTACCTTGATATTCACTAATATTTGATATCATTTCTTTTCCAGTTGTACGTGCATCATATTTATTAACTAAATAGCCCATACCATTTTCTTTATTTGTTATACCTTTATAATTATCTTCTTTAATAGTTTCTTTATTAGTAGTTTTTGCATTAAAGTCTGCAACACCTGTATAGTATGATTCTATTAATCCTTTGTCAAAGTTTGATCGTAAATTACGAGAACTATCATTGTCAAGTGTTGTTTCTTTAGTTGTAGATTTTGCAATGTCAGAAAAACTTGTTTTGATACCTCTTGTTGCTGAAATTGGATTTAATAAATGAGTTTTGTCACTTGTAGTAGAACGTTCTGTTTCAAATGCAATAACTCCTACTTTACCATAATCATTTACTCTTTTTTCGTCAGCAGAAACATTTCTTATGTAATCATTTTCAAAATTTTGTCTTTTAGGAATTTGAGCTAACGAGTCAAAATTTAATTGATTACTATTATCTATTGTATGAATTCTTTGTTTTGTGGTGGCAAATTCAGCTGATCCCATAGGTCCATAATATTCCATATTATAATCATTTCTTCCAGTTGATTTAAAATTTGTAATAAAATCTTCATCTGCCTTTTTCTCTATAAATTGCCCAGTTGTAACTATTAAACGATCGCTTCCTTGTTCATAGAACGTATCTGGTCTATTTTTATTAACATTTGATTGAACACCTCTGACTTCACCCATTTGTCCTGACAAAGTTCTTGCATCATATGATTCTTTTGGTTTATTTCCAGGACGAAGATCATTAACATCTTTATAAGAAGGTAGAATTTTATTTTCAAATGTTCCAGAAATAGGAGCAGAAATTTTTTCATCTTGGAATGGTTTTTCACCTTGTTTATAAACAGATGGAATAAAACGATCATTTTCTATATTAGTTGTAAAAATAGGAGTACCATAAATATCTTGTTCTTGGTTTTGAAAAAATTGACCAACTTCATTCTTATGTTTAAATGTAGATGTATTTCCACTATGTAAATCCAAAATAGTTTCGTTTGTAAATTTTTCTACATTTTGTTTTATATTACTTCCAAAAAACGGTACCATATTACTATGTGTTTTTTCTAATGGTTTACCTGTTAATAAACTTACATCATCGCTTACGGATGGTTGTTCGAATGCTGAAAAATTTTGAGGAACTTCTTCACCTTTGTATTTAATGTCAGAATTAAACATAGGTCTTGTATCTAAACTTGGTTCTTGTTGTTTATTTACATTAACTAATCTACTCAATGTATCTATATCACTTAATTTTTTACCATATAGATCTTCTATTTTAAAAAAATCACTACTACCACTTGCACCATATGTATTAAATAAAGGCGGTATTACACCTGTTAAAGCAGGTGTTTCCGCTTGTTTATATAATTCTTTTGATTTATTCAAAATTTGGGTTTCAGCTTCATTAACATAGTCTGATGAATAAATATTTTTACCATTTGGTGTTTCAAATGGATGTGGGTTATTTTTTATATTTTGGCTTGATATAAGTTGGTCTGTTTTATTAATCTTTGGTGTTTCATCTTTATTTAAATAATATCCTAAAAGAGAAGTTAATCCAATAATAGGTAAAGCCATAGTTAATATTATTCTTGGTAATACACAATAAAAAAACTTTTATAATTCATTTTAAACTTTAATTTTAATAATAAAATTAAAATAATTAAAAATAATATTTATAGATTTTTATTTTTTTATAATTTTTATATATTTAGATCCATCCTAATAATTTTCTCAAAACGTGTTTTTCCATTGAACAAACTTTGTTTTTTACTACATCAAATGTAATAGTTTTATTTTGTGTTTTATAATAAGCATGGAGTTGTTTTAATGTTTGATAATATAAATTTGTTTCATCCACTTTAATTGTATGTTTAACATGCGAGTCAATATAAAGTTTATGAATTGTTTTTGAAAGTTTTGTTAAAGAAGTTTTGATCATCTCAAACATAAACATATTTTCGTTATAGAAATTTTCCAGGTTATACAACATGTCTGGTTCTTTCAAGAGTTCAAGATATCTATATCTAATTTGTGGGACATTACCTCTTATGTTTTTAATGTATGAATATTCTGGGAAATCATATTTATATGCATACCATGAATTGGTTTGTTCATTATAGATTTTAATAATAAATCCTCTTTTAAATGGATGACACGTAAGTAACTGTCCAGATGATTTGATAATTTGGGAACGTTTAATACCATATACATTATAGAAAATGTTTGTATAATCTTCATATAAAGTATCATTGTTAATTCTATTCAAATAAACAAGCATATTTTTTGTGTGTCTAACAACAATTCTATTTTCTTTATGTAACAAAATGAATACATATGTATAGTTTTTATCCATACTATTCAATAAATTTTTGTCAAATACTTCCCAAAACAAAGCATCAAACGATTTGTCACTACACCAAAAACTGTTAGATGCATCGATGCATTTGTTAGTTGCAGTATACCATTTATTATTGTAATTGTAAAGACGAATAATTGTGCCATCTTCGCAATATTCCATTCTGATTTTTTTATTTTCAATACTACATTTGTTCAAAATGGTTTGAATTTCTTCGTAATTAGTTACAGTAAACATAGTGTTGTTATTTGCACACACTAACTTGTTTGTTTCTTTTTCAAAAATTAATCCATTACATTGCATTTCAAATTCAGTAAATGCATTTTCATTATTTGAAACATTAGAACTTAACAAAAACAAATTATTATTCGTTTTGTATGTTAAATCATACACTTGATTATCAATTTCAATGTTGTTATTTTTTTCTTGATTTTCTGTTTTTTCATTTTTTTGATTTTCAACACCAGTTTCAACACCAGTTTCAACACCAGTTTCAACACCAGTTTTAACACCAGTTTCAACACCAGTTTCAACACCAGTTTCAACACCAGTTTCAACACCAGTTTCAACGACAACGCCAGCTTCAACAACGCCAGTTTCAGAAGATTCTACAAAATTAGTAAATTTTACAGAATTGATAAAAGAAAGAACAGTTGAAATATTTAAAAAAGCCATTCGTAAGTAATATACTTATTACCAAAATAAATTCATTTTTTTATTAAAATAAATGTATTATGAAAATTTGATAAATTTGTCTATAGTATTACCAGATGTAATAACAGTTGGTTCTAATTGTGAAAGACGAGTTTGTGCATCATGAACTCTTTTGTCATCTAAATTTGTTAATTTTGACAATGCTTCTTTATTAAATAATTTAGAATTTGCATTTTTAATATTTTCTATATCTATTTCTTCTACATAATCATTATAGACACTCATAGGATATTCTATCATTTTATAGACTTTATTTTCATTGGATGCATTTCTAAATTCTTCAATAGATAATTCTCCACCAAACATTTTTAATGTATATTTTGACGGAGCTGGTTTTAGTTTATTCGTTTCAGAATTTATAATATCTGTATCGGCTGTTAATTTAGTATAAAGATAATTAATTAAATAATTTTTATCTTGTAGTTTATTTTCATTTTTATATGCCAACATACATGCAAAACTACAAAATATACCTTTTACCATAAATTTATTTGTTTTTTTATTGTATTCGAATGGAAGACCTAATGGAATTGTATTAAAACTGTGACAACACCACCAACAACATACATCAGTTTTATGTAACCATTCTTCATTATGAACAAAATCATACAACATTTCAAAAAATCCCTTTTTTTTGTTACTTTCTTGTGTTTTTATCTTTAATTTTTCAAATTCGTCTTGTAAATGCAATTCAGATACATTATTTAATTCTTGATTTTCATTTTGTTCTATTAATTGATTAATAAAATTTTCATCTTTATGCATTTCTTCTAATTTTACAGAAAGTACTTGGTCTTGTTTTTCTCTAAATTCTAATCGTTTTATATAAAGATCTTTTATATTTTGATTTGATTCTTCTTCATTGTCTAAATCAATTATATTAGAGAATAAATCATCATCATTTGTATTATCATCATTATTGTTTAATATATCTTTTATTTCTTTTGGTAAAGAATCTATAACAGGATGTTTCTGAAAAGTTTTATTAGTATTATTTTGAAAATTTTCTTCTTCTTGAATATCATTTTCATTAATCACGTCTTCATTATTATTCTGAGAAAGATTGTCTTTAATATCAATATGTAAAATATAATTATCATTGTCTTTTATAACAGTTGTTAATGGTATTTTTTTTCTAATAGATGAACTAAAATATTTAACAGCAGTTTTACGTCCTCTTTTCTTTTTTTGTTTTGGTACATCTTCTTGTTGTACAGGAACTTCCTTTTTTTTTCTACCACGTTTTTTCTTTTCTTTAACTAAATTTTCATTGTTATTATCCAAGTTTTCATTACTTTCTTCTGGTTTTATTTTCTTTGGCCGACCCTTTTTTTTTTTAACAATTTTTTCTTTTTGCATTAAGCATATAAAATTATAAACATTGTGAAATCTTTCAATTTTTTATTTTATTATCATATATTAAGAAATGTCAGAACAAGTTAAAGAAATAGGAACTTGTCCAAGTCTATTAGATACACTTGGATTTTTAAAATTTCCAGATACTAAACCAATTGAATTTACAGATTCATCAATTGATTCAGTTATTTCATCTATTAAAAGTAAAATGTCAGAAATGACATTAAGTGAAGGCAGCGAAGCCAGCGAACGTACTAGTGAATATACAGGCGGTGCAAAAAAATCTAAAAATAATACAACAAACACATTATCAACAAAGTCAACAAAGAAGTCAACAAAGTCAACAAAGTCTACAAAGAACTCTACAAAGTCTACAAAGTCTACAAAGTCTACAAAGTCTACAAAGTCTACAAAGTCTACAAAGAAGTCAACAAAGTCAACAAAGAACTCTATAAAAACAAAAAATAAAAGTTCTGGATTAAGAACAATATATTATAAACACAAGTTATAAAGTTAGTTATTTAAATATTTTATTTATATTATAATTAAAATGTTTTATAAATCAACAAGAGATGATAATATTTTATATGATTTTAAAACTATATTTTTTAAAGGACTTTCAAGTGATGGTGGATTATTTATACCTACAGAAATTCCTATTATATCAAAGAATGAATTAGAAAGATATAAAAATTATAATTTTCATGAATTATGTTGTATAATATTTCAAAAATATGTATCTGAAAGTGTTATTTCAAAAAATGATTTAAAAAATATTATAAATAAATCATTTAAAGAATTTAAAGCAAATAATGTTACACCTATAAAAAATGTATCTGATTTTTATATATTAGAATTATTTCATGGACCAACAAATTCTTTTAAAGATATAGCATTGCAATTTATAGGTAATTTATATGAATTTTTTTTAAATAATAAGACGGACATGACAAAAGACATGACAAAAGACATGACAAAAGACATGATAAATATTATATGTGCTACAAGTGGAGATACAGGAAGTGCTGCTATTTCTGCTTTTAAAAACAAAAACAAGATTAATTGTATAGTATTACATCCAAATAATAGGGTATCAGTAATACAAAAAAAGCAAATGGTAACTGTAAATGAAAAAAATATATTTAACATAGCAGTAAATGGTACATTTGATGATTGTCAAAATATAGTTAAGACTTTTATAAAAAAAAGGGACAATATAACAACTGTAAATTCTATCAATTGGTGTAGAATTTTAATACAAATAACGTATTATTTTTATACATATTTACAAATTTGCGATATTCAAAACAACGATATAATAAATTTTTCTGTTCCAACTGGTAATTTTGGAGATATACTGGCAGGATATTATGCTAAAAAAATGGGATTACCAATAAATAAATTAATAATAGCTACAAATAAGAATGATATATTATATAGATTTTATAATACAGGTATATATAAAATAAAAACATGTCTAAAAACATTAACACCAGCGATGGATATTACAATTTCATCAAATTTTGAACGATTGTTATATTATATAGTTGGAAATACAAAAAATATAATGAATGATTTATTATTAAAAGGAGAATTTCAAATAGATAATTCTTTATTATATAAAATAAAACAAGACTTTTTATGCGAATCTATTAATGACGATGAGATTAAAGAAACAATAACACATATATATCAAAAATATAAATATTTATGTGATCCTCATACAGCAGTTGGTATAACTGCAAAAAATAAATGCAAAAAATATATATTAAATACAAAAACTGTTTGCTTGGCGACAGCACATCCTGGAAAATTTCCAGATACAATAAACGCATGTTTAAATAATATTGATGATTTTATACCAACTCATTTAAAATCTTTGTTTTTTAAAAATGAACATTATATTGAATTAGATAAAGATAATGTTATAAATTATTTAGAATTAATTAATTAAGGCATAAATGTAGTATAAAACTTGGCACTATTAGACATACCAGTTGCACATCTACAATTAGATGAACAACTATAGGTGCCATCACGTCTATTTATTTCACTGCATTTACTACAATCAAGAACCAACCCTCTTACAGCAGGAACATATCCTGAAGGACATTCATCCCCTGTGATTGCAAACCCACCTTGTACAGCCCAGTTAGCACCTGTATTGACCATTTTTTTGTAAGCTCTAATATAAGTAGTGTCCCATTCAGGAATATTAAATTGAAATTTGTTCATTGCATTACCAATTTCCACATTATTAGAATTTTGAGGAACTTTACGTTGACATGCTAGTCCCATATGTGCATCATGAACGGTATACATCCATTGTCTTGGTGTAAGATCTTTGCTAAACCATGAAACAGGTTCCATTTCTGTGTCTAAATCAATAACAAGAGCATTTGGTTCTTGAATACCCATAAGAGTACGAATTTCAGTATTGAAAATATCAGTCCCTCTTTTACGTAATTCTGGACTTGTAAAACTACACATTTTTTGTTTTCTGATAAAATCCAATGTATGTAATGGCATACTGCTACGCACAGGTGGAACATTTATTCTTATATTTGGTGAACAGGTGTCACGATAATACTGATTTGACCATCTATACATTCGCAAGTCTGTGCATGCTTCAACTGTTGGATCACACATTGAACCATTAGTACGGAGACATCCTCTATTATCAATTAAACTATGAGAACCCATAAGAGCAGTCATTTCCTCAAGTGTTAATCCGCGTGTTTGAGCAAAAGAAGCAAATCCTTCCAAGTTTAAATTAGAACCTGGTAACTTATTAGCTGGATTCGGTTCAAGTGAATCGTATCGTCCTACTAAAAATGGTTGTACAGAATCATCTTTCACAATTGCTGGGCCACCTTGAAATTCAGTTGCTACAGCTCCACATACAGCAACTATGTCAGCAACTGAACTGTTATAACGTTTTGCAAGTGCTAATGCATTTTGTGAAAGTAAAAATGCCCAACTATCATAATTATTTTCAGTTCTTCTAATTTCATCATTCGTTAGAAAGACAGATCCATCTGCTCCACCAAACCCTTCTGAAACAGAAAATGAATCGTGAGCAGCAGCGCGTACATAAAAATTGCATAAACGTCTATCATAACGACAAGTTGCACGACAACCAGACACAACACTTCGCCAATCAACGCGCGTAGGATCATAAGTATTAGCTACTGTTTTTGGTTTCCAAGTAGGAAGTTTAATTTGTAAAACTGGTTGATCAGGTTGTTTGATAAGAAGATCTGAATTAAATGTAATTTGTGAAAACACAAACAAAGGGGAAACTACTAAAATTAAAAATTTTAATAACATTTTTTTAAGTTTACTTTACCTTACTGTACAATTATATATATCTAAATTATATATAACTTTAAATAAATTTAATAATTTTTTATTTTTGTTTTTATTTTTATTTTTGTATTTATTTTTGTATTTATTTTTGTATTTTGAATTTTTTAAACAGGAACTGGTGCAGCTGGAACATATCCATAGTAGCTTCCATCAGGGAAACGGCATACACCATTTTGACACGTTTCGCCATCAGTATACACGTGATTTGTATCACAAGTAACACCGTTTGGCTTACC